TATTTTATGCAATGATTTTATTATCGATTTAAAAACTACTAAAAATGCACATCCAAGAAAGTTCCAAAATGATGTTTATAGTAACGGGTATTATTTACAAGCTGCAATGCTGCATGAATCTTTAAAGTATGGTCTTGATAAAGAATTATCTTCTTTTTTATTTCTTGCAGTAGAATCATTTGCCCCTTATGCAACAGCTATATATATATTAGATGAATCAGCTATACAACAAGGAATAGAAGAATTTCATAGATTATTAGGAAAGATTAAAGATTGTGAAGCCAAGGGAGTATGGCCTTCATATCAGGCTAAAATAATAACGCTACCTAACTTTACTAATTATATCGATATCGAGGAATAATCATGCAATCTTTAACTACACAACATACAACAAATGAAAATGGCGTAGCTATGTGGGATTGCGATAGACAACTTACAGAAATAAGAAAAATATATGCGCCAACGGCTACAGAAAATGAATTCAAATGTTTTATACAATTAGGAAAAATGACGGGATTAAATCCGTTCTTAAAGCAAATATGGATCATAAAATATGGCAATGCACCTGCACAAATGTTTATTGCCAGGGATGGTTATCGAATCAGCGCCATCAGAAACCCAGCCTATGATTGTCATCAAGTAGAATCTGTTTATAGTAATGATGATTTTTCTATACAAAATGGCCTTGTTTCACACCGATTTGCCAATTTATCGGATAGAGGCAAGCTGTGCGGGGCTTACGCTATCGTGTGGAAGAAAACATCTACTAAACCAAACTATGTATATGTAGACATAAACGAATATAATACAAAAAAAAGCGTGTGGAGCGAAAAGCCATCTACTATGATAAAAAAAGTAGCAGAGGCACAAGTATTAAGGCTTGCTTTCCCTGAAATGTATGCCGGAACTTATAATGAATATGAAAATTACATAGAAGAAAATAGAAAATTAAAAGACACAAATAAAAAGCTATTGGATATGTTAAATAATAAAGGAAATTATAATGAATCTATTGCGCAGCAGGATGGCAGGCCAGAAGAAATTATCTATAGCGAGACGAACATTAACAGGGTTGAGAATAATAGGGATGAAAATAGTAATAGCGAAAATCATATTATTAATCAATATCAAGAGGAGATTGTACAGGCACCAACAGAAGAAATATCACAATCCGATCTTACCGAAGAATTATTAAGTCCTGCACAAGAAGAAGAACTACATACACTTATTTATGAAAAGAATCTCTCCTTAGAGAGGCTTGCTAAAGCTTTGCTTTATTATGGTGCTAATAATATTAGCCAATTAACTATAGAACAAGCAAAAGAATTTATAAATATTTTAAAAAAAATAGAAATAATGGAGATATAAATGGCAATAGATAAAGATAAAATAGAATTGATTGCATCATTAGAAAATGAAGAAAAAATAAAATTTATTGATTCCTTAGATCCGAAAGAATTGGAGTGCTTTGCAATTAAAGCTATTGAAGAATGTAAAAATAATGGTATTGAACTGATAGGTTATATAGTTAATTTAGTAAGCAAGTTAAATCATAAAAATAATTGTGGAAAAGAGTGTTTTATAGTTAATAAAATATGCGAATTTGTTAGCGAAGAAATGCCAATAAGAGTGGAAGCATTTTTGCAAGAAACAACAAGGATAAATGCAATAGATAAAGAAACGGAGCATCATTAAAATGAAAGAAATAAAAGAGAAGTTTAAATCATTTGTTGATATGGATAAGCAAGAAATAGAAGAATTTAAAAACAAAGCAATAGAAATGACAAAAAATAATGGCCGCAGCTTAATATTATTTATGGACGATTTAATAGCTGACCTAGATAATATAGAAGAGAACATAGGCTCATATTATATGATTAATATACTATATGATTTTTCTTTGAAAGAATTAACTAAAAAAGTTGATTCATTTGTTAAACAAGCTGCTTTGCAATTTGAAAACATAAAACAGGATGCCCACTAAAATGCCCAATGAAATCAGAGAAATACAATCCTTTGAAAAATTAAGCCTAGAAGAGCAAGAATCTTTCACTAATAAAGCTATTGAAGCAAGCAAAAGCACTGCTATTAAACTAATAGATTATCTACATGATTTAATCATAGTGACAGAAGATATAGAAAAATCAGCAATTGCCTGTTTTCAAATTCAATGTTTATCGCAATTTATTTTTAAAAAATTACCTATGGAAACTAAAGAATTTATTAGTAGCGCAACGCAATAGTTTAACGAAATATACATAGAATTAAGCAATAAAAACAGGATGTATTAAATGATAAAAGTAACTGATGAAAAAGTAATATTTTTTAATGAAAATAATGAAGAAATTACAGAAAAATATAATTATATTCATGATTGTTTAAATGATATTGGAAAGGCAATTAATGATAAGGATATAGAGGATTATCAAAAATTTGCGGCCAATGTCGCTCTAGTGGAATTAATAAAATTTATAGAAAATGAGTGGCATTCAAAAATAATAAACACAGTAGAAGAAGTGTTAAAAGAACATGAAAAATTAACACAAAAACAGTAAACCCAGCAGTAAACCCAGCAGTAAAAACAACAATAAAACCAACAATAAAATAATGGAAGAATAATGAAAGTTGTAAATATATTAGTAGCAAGTATGATATCTGCAAATGCAATGGCAGCATTACCCATTTATCCAGCCGAAGTTTTAGGAAGAGATTTGGCACAACCAGGGTTGGGTTTTTTTGGTCACGTAGGTATCAGCGGTGGCCAATTACCTTCCGAAGAAACCTACGTTGTAATGGAAGTATTAAATAATAATGGTGGTGAAGGAAGGGTCGTGCAATGGAATTATATAACTGATTTCAAATCACGATCAAAATATTGGGGTAGCAGATGGGGTGTTTCCAAAAGCGATCAAGATGCACTTAATATTTTAGCTGGAGCTTATAGCCAATGGTATTTTCGTCATGATTATACAATCACCTCTTCCTATAGAGCTGCTGACAAAGACCATAAAGGGATGTTTCGTTGCGACACTTTTGTTATTTGGACATTAATCAATGGTGGCCACAGAGAATTTGCATCGACTCGGGCTATGCCTGGGGCTGTATTTAACGCATTTCCAAAAATGAATTATGATGCTTTCTTGCCTAATTATTTGGTTGATGAATCTGTGCAAGCACAAACACCTTTATTGACAGACCAAGAATTAGATTTAATCTCATTAAGCAAGAAAAAAATCAATAAATTATTGAATATAGATATTGTAAATATTATTGATAAAGCAAAGGATAATTTTTCTAATAATTATCTAGAGAAAATAAAAGAATTAGCAAAAGATAAATCAATAGATAAAGAGAAAAGAAAAATATTTATAGAAAAAATTTCATCTATAAAAGATGCAAAAGCTATTAATAATTTTATTAAATTATATAAAGATGAAACTGATAAAGATTTAAAAAATAAGATAATAAATTCTTCTTTATTTTATTATCAATCTTACCTTGATAAAGCAAAAGATTCTTCTGAAAAATCATCTCTGCTTGCGTTCTATAAAAGCCTTCTTCCTGAGATAAATAAATTTAACGGCTATGATATCTTACGTGGCTATATAGACTTGGCAAATGATGAAGATATTATAGATAATTACAATAAAACTTCTGCCCTATTTAATAAAATAGATAAGAATTCTAAGCTTGATTTAATGATAACCATATTGCAAAAATCATCTTGGCTTAAGCAAGAAATGTTTCCTAAAATAATTGATTATCTTAGAAAAGAAAATTCTCTAGAATTAGATGCTGTTTTTTTTGGTAGACTTGCTTTGGATTTTTCATATTTTGCAGATGTAAGTTATCTTATTAGACCTTATATGTTGGAGAGAAAAGAGGAATATAGTCAACTTACTTATAATACAGACCCAATGCAAGATATTGCCAAATATTCTTATGATAATTTATTGAAACTTATTTAGTATTTTAATTAAAAGGAATAATATGAAGTGGTACTCAGTTAAAGAACATGAACCAATTTTATCAGAATGCTGGTTGTGTATTATTGTAAGAAAAAAAGCTACTAATACATTTTATCTTGAATTAGGTGAATATAATCCTTGGAGTAAAACATGGAAGGATTATCAGGGTAAGGAAATATTTGATGATAATTTAGAAGTTAGTTATTTTTGTTATCCTGATCCAATTCCAAAAGCATATGAAAAATTAATTGAATCCCAAGATAAAAAATAATTAAGGCGGATAGGATGTAAGTTTTAAATATTCTTCAATCTTCTTAATAGCCTCATCTGCGCCATTTGCAATGATACAATAGTAGTTCTTATGGCGCATGTTAACTTGAAAGGTAATTTGTTGCGGAGTAGGCTTTCTAAAAATACCTTTTGAATCCTTGGCTTTAAGCTCTATAAACATGCCGTGAAAATTACCACAAATACCAGAGACTGGCATACCTATGAAGATATCACTTACTCCTGGTTTCATGCCCATTTTTTTCATGAGCCACCCCATGATTTTACTTCGCTTGCCATCATTTGGAATATAAAAAGCATAAGGTTCAATTTCTTTGCGCAAGCGTATCCAGTCAAATAGGGCAATTTGCTCTTTAGTCTCAGGCTTTAATGCCATTTGCAAAATCCTTTTGCTTATAATATTATCGTACTACAAGGCAATCAAATTATTATTTACTCTCAGGTGATAATAATTCTGCCTTGTGCTTAGCTAGTCATCATATGCTCTTCGCATCCATCCTTTTAAGAATTTTCCTAATTTTGCATTAGCAAGAACTAAATTATAATAATGGTCGGTAATTTTAGATATATAGACATTTAAAAGAAAGTTCGGGCGTAGCAAATCATTTATAAGTAAATTTACTCTTGATATTGTTTTATTTCCTAAAATGCCATCTTCTTGAAGGTGCGTCATATAAGATGGGCAAATAGAGTTTACAGATTCTTGAAATAATTTGATTGCAGTATTTGCGCCTAAATTAACAGACATATCAAGTAATTTTTTGGCTACTTGCAGATTTTTTATATCATTTATATTGTGTTTATCCCAAAATTCTTTTTTATATAAGGCTATGGCTTGTTCTTTAGTTAATGTGGTTATATCTAGGGAATCAATTTTTTTATCGCCATTAATATCTATATTGGCATTTTCCAAAAATCTGAGTGAAATACCAAAATTTGTAATACCACCGGGATCGTCTTTGTCATTTGTTAATCCACCCTCATGCTTTAATACAAAGTCTATAGCTTGCTGAAATCTTTCGTCATCCGTTGACATATAATTTTACCGATAATATTAGTTATAAAAATAGGCAAGCAGGAAAAATAGTCATGGAGTAACTAAGGGGCAATGAAGTCCTTTTAAAAACCTGCTTGCTTATTTAGTATATTCTATATTATGTAATTGTCACTAAAAACACAGTAAAAAAAGTGAATCTATATTGGATATCATAATGATTAATATAATATTTTAAAAAAGCGATGACGCCTTTTCTCCGCTTTTCTCCGCTTTTTTCAGCCTTTACCAATATACCCCAAAATATCCCAATATACCCCAGCTGGATCCCAAAATACCCCAACATACCCCAGCTGGGGTATATGACTATTGACAACCAAAATTATTGTTAATTATAAAATATTTATATGACTTCCAATATTGAATTGTATATTACATTGCAATACAATCTCGCATACAATTATTAACCGGAATATAAATAGATGTCTGGAACATTAAATATACGCATTAAAGACGAAACCCTGCAACAAACCGATAGATTAAAAAAACGTTTCGGTGCTCCCAGTCGTTCTGATGTTATAAGAAGAGCTATTGAATTAAGTGATTCTTTAGCGGAAGCAATTAAACTTGGTGAAAAAATTATTATTGAGGGTAAAAATGGAAGGAGAGAGGTGATTTTGCCAGGGCTTAAACATGACCGATGATACAAATAAAAATAATGATGAAACCAAGCTATCCGAAGAACAGGCATTTGAAGATATAAAAGGTGTAAGTCAAAGTGAAGTCACCCCACGCAATCTATTAACTTTTGCAAAGTATATATTGTTAGCTGTTTCTCTAATGTATTCATTTTCTGCAGTTAGCGAGTTGTTTTTTCCGGGAAATTCTGTGTTTGAAACATGTAAAATAACACTTCCATCTGTTGCAACATTGGTGATTGGATATTATTTTGGAAGAAGTAAATAATTTAAAATCATTAAATTCATATGTATTAATACTGTACAAAAATTAGGACTGGTTATAATAATAATCAGACTTAGTGATAAAAATGCCTTCTCTTTTGCGTTTTTTTAGATATTTAATAAGGGAGAAACGAAGCGGTTACAATTGTAACCAGTTTAAATTTTCTGTAGGAGACGAGGAAAATATTAGCCAAAAATTATGATCATAAAATCACGCAGCTAAAAATCATAAAAGACTATTAGTTAGCCAATGAAATTTAGCCATGCAATTTTAAACTCCTCATCCTGAGCAATTCTAACTATCGCGTTAAATTAACGAATAATGAGAAGGATTATAAAATACAGTAATTGCTCAATAATTACAACAGGGATATCCGAAAATATCCCTATGTTATTACAAAGCATTTTATGCAATTGTTTGAGAGAAACGTAACATAACTCCATACCATGCGTAATCAGAAGTTGCTCCAGCATCTACAGTCACCTCAATTACATATTTGCTATCAGCTGTCACATCAAACGCAGGTGTCACTATCGCAGCATTAGTTAAATAAGGGTTTGCTTGAGTAGCCGTTGCTAGTGTAGCAGTGAGCGGAATACTTGTTACACTAACCGCTACATTATTAGCATACGCAACTCTATCTAATGTTACTGAATGGGCATCTAATGCCAAAGTAGTGATGCCATAAATTACATCAAAACTATCTAATCTAAAGCCTTTAGATGCTGCCACTCGTATTTGTGGTGTAATATCTATACCAATTACTGTAGTGTCATTAGCTTGCGCTTTAGTTTTAGCATAGTTACCTTGTGCAATCCGTGTGGTAGTCCAAGTGCCAGCTGAATAAGCAAGAACATCAGAAAGACCAACAAATTCTTGCATTGCCAATATATTTGCAGCCCCTGTATCTAGCAAGAAGTTTGCTGCTGCTGCCCCTGAATTTGGTATGGTAATAACTTGTGATTGTCCTACCGCCGTTGCATTGCTTATAGTAGTGCTGAAATTTCCAGATGAATTTACAAGTGCAGTTAATGCCAAAGAACCTGAGGTTGTTGTGGTAGGATAGGCAACTAATGAACCTACAAAGCCACCAGCAGCTAACCCGCTTGAGATTGCACCAGCGTCAACTTGAAGACCACCTACGGTTATATGTTGTGTTCCACTCAGTGCAGAAACAATAAAATTAGCCGTTAAAGCGCCACTATCTGGAATTGAATAAACGCTCGCTTGTCCATGCGCTGCATTTGTGATCGTAACATGCCTAAGGCCGCCATTTCCGGTACTAACTAATTGAATACCACCCTGTGTTAAGCCGGCTGCATAGCTTCTAAAAAATCCTGCTGTTCCATCAAGACCCGCCTGTATACTTCCACCATTTATAGCAATTGTAGCATCTTCTGAAAGTGTACCTGTAGTATTTGTAAAAACAGCAATATGATTTGCAATGGTTGGAAGAATAACGTCACCCGGGGAAGAAGCCGTAACTAAAGACCAGTTTTGCCCTACGTGATCAATACCATACCAACCAACATCAATATCAGCTGATGATGGAGTTGCTCGCGTAGATACGCAGCACATATCATATTCAGAAAAAGAGTAACCTTGTTGTACTGCATGATTTAGATATCCAGCTGCTAAAATAGCTGAATCAGTATCATTAGTGTTTATATAAACAATTCGTGGGGATACACCAACTAAACCAACTGAACCAATTTGTATATTTAAAATTGCCATTTTTTATATCCTTATAAAAGTTATTCAATATAGTCTGGAATGTCATCAATAGTTAAGTCATTAATAATTAAATATTGTAAAAATTCTATGTAATCTGAATTTTCTACATTTCGCGGTATCCATGCTGAATCTGAAATTCTAAAAATAAAGTCATTTGTCTTTTGGTATGCATCCATTTTATATCCTTATAATTCCGCGCTTGCTGTTGCATGAATAGTTATATTGTTAGTTGCAGTATCACCAACAACTTGCGCATTTGATGCAAATGCGGCTCTATCACCTATATTTAAAGAACTTGAAGCTCCAGAATCCGCAGCCAATGTAACATTATACCAATTTGTATTGGCGCTAATCGGATTAAAATAGGTTATTGTTGGAGCTACGCGCATAATGGATGCAAAATCCCAAGTTTGTCCGTTTGCAAAAATACCAGTAAGTATGGCTCTATATTGTATCGCGCCCAATTGTGTGCCACTTGCTTGCGCTGGCGCTGTAGTCATAGGGAATGTTTTTTGAAAATATCGTTGACAATCTTTAATGATTTCAGCCTCCATGCGCTGCTCAAAAGGCGTTGCAACTTCTCCAGATTCTATTTGTATTAATGCTAATATAAATACATTGGTATTTGAATCTAGGCCATTTACTTGATTTGCTGTACCGTAAAAGTTACCGGTTTGCCATGCATTTGCTGTAGTTTGAAATGTTGCTCCACAAGCCAATGCAAATGAAACGCTAAGTCCTACGCCGGTAGTATAATCCCATGTGCCGGCACTTGGCGATGCTGTCACAGTAATCGTTTTCTTTTCCCAGGTATTAGTAGTATTAATTGTATATTCAGCTACATAACTTCTGTCAGACCCTGAATTTCTAAAAGATACGCAATAAATTCCTGTTTTAACTGATTTTACCCAAAATGATAAAGTGAATGCACGCTGCGCTATATTAGTGAAGTTATAACCTTCAATGGCTTGAGAAATAATATAAAAATCACCCGCTGCTATGGCTGCATCTGCTGCGGTAATAGCGGTTGACAATGCTTGTGTAGAAAATATAAACGCTTGTGTTTCCGTTGGAGAATCGGCAGCCTGTGTAATGGTAGTGGTAGCAGTCGTAACATAATCAACTTTAAATCTATCAGCTGTATATGCACCTGTAAGTGGGGTTACAAATGAAACACCGCGCTGCCATGGATTGGTTGTAAAGTTACCGCCTATAATTATATTTTTTGATAATTTATTAAGACCGTTATAATCTGTTATAAACGTATTATTTAAAGAATTATTTATAGACATTGAAAATCCTTTTGCAATTTATTAAAGTTCTGCGGTTGCTGTTAAATGTATCGCATATACATTACCCAATACATCGGCTGCATTCTGAGCATTAGATAAATAAATTCCTCTATCCGTTGCGTTTATAGTGGTAGCAACTGACGTAGTCGCAGCTCTTGTGATGTTATACCAGTTAGCTGATGCAGATAACGGACTGAAACCAGCAGTTGTAGGGGCTGTACGCATACGCACCGGATATCTTATTTTCTGTCCATTATTTGTTGCGCCTGCTAATTGCACTATATAAGTACAAGCTCCTAATACAACCCCTGAATTTTGTGCAGGAACTGTAGCTTGAGGAAATGTTTTAAAATAATATCTCTGGCAATTTAGCAATACATTTTCTGCGGAAATTTGTTCAAATGGTGTTGCTTTATCTCCTGCTTCAATCTGTATTAGCGCGAATTTAAATATATTGGTATTTGAATCAACACCATTAACTTGATTTGTACTTGCGAAAAAATTACCTGTTTGCCAAACATTAAGAGTGGCAGTGCTAAATGTAGATCCGGCCATTAAAACAAAATCAACCTCTAATCCTATGCCATTTGTATAGTTCCATGTTCCAGCTGTTGGCGACGGCGAAATATTTATAGTTTTCTTTTCCCAAGTATTTATAGAGTTAACCGTAAATTCTGATACAAAACTCCGATCGCCAGCGCTATTTCTAACGTTAATACAATAAATTCCAGTCTTATTAAAATTTACCCAAAATGACAATGTAAAGTTTCTTTGTGCAATATTGCAAAAATCATAACCTTCAATTCGTTGGCGTAAAAAACTAAAATCGGTAGCAGCGATTACCGTGTCTGCTGTAGTTACTGCTATTTGCAGACAACTTGTTGAAAATACTCCAGATTGTGCTGCAGTAGGTGAATCCGCATTTTTAGTTATCGTAACCACCGCTGTTCCATTGACAGCCCAAGCAAATCTATCCGCAACATTAGTATTAATAACTGGAGAAACAAAACTTGTGCCACGCTGCCATGGATTAGTTGTGAAATCTCCACCCATGATTATATTTTTAGATGATTTATTTGGAGCATTATAATCGCCTGCAAAGGCATTGTTTATCGAATCATTGATAGCCATTTATTTTCCTAAGCTATAGTGAAACCAGAAGTTACAGGCGGACTCATTGCCCAGGTCGTATTAGCTGTTACACAAACTACCTCTATAGCATCCCATTGGTTTTGTGAGGTAACGGTGCCTCCCGCAGTTGTTGCTACAGAACCAATTTGTATAGTTTGTGCGCCGTTAGCCGCTAAAATCCATCCCGCAGCGCCTTTGCCTTGCACCCTTACTCTTGATCCCAGTGGTGCTGTTGCTGGCAATGTAACTGTGGTTTGAGCTGCATTTGAAATTACATAAGCGCTATTTACTGCTGCTGCCTGTGTAGTTCCTGCTACATCACTCCAACTTATACCCTGTGTAGTAGTAGCTAAAGTTCCTGAAGTTGGAAAAGTTACTGATGTATTCCCAGTTACTGTGCCTGTAAAAGTAAATGCACCTGCAAAAGTTACATTACCGGCATTTGTCCAAGTTCCTGTGTTGCTAACACCTGTACCACCATAAAGTGCACTAAATGGCGTGCTGGCATTTGCATTTATACTAGTATTTGTAGCCATTTAAATTCCTTTTTAAACTGTTATACAATTGTTACAATTCCTTGTATCCCGCCACTAACTGCCCAAGTAGTATTTGCAAGTAAACACACCATGCGTAATGAGTCATATCTATTAGTAGATGAAACACTGCCGCCAACACCAACCGTACTAGAAACAGAACCTACTTGAATATTTTGACCGGCATTTTGCGTAATAGACCATCCCCCAGTACCAAGACCTGATACCGCAATTTCATCTCCAATGCTTGATGTAGCAGGAAGCAATAAGGAAACTAGTCCTGCACTATTTGCAATGTAGCCATTATTTACCGTCATGCTTTGTGAGGCTGCCGTGATGGTAAACCATAAAAAGCTTGATGTAGATATAGAATATCTGGTAAATATTATTGGGGTTGTGCCGATGGTAAAGGGAGCGGCACCTGTTTCTTGGAATAATAAACTTGCATTTACTATACCTTGATTAATTAAAACCACATCACCTTGATTGATTTCCGCTGCTTGATCATAATCAGTAGCTCTTGTTAGAATCCAGTTGGTAGCGCCTGAACCTATATTGGTAACGACATATATTCCATTTTGTGCTTGCGCAGCTTGATTTTTTACTAAAACACGATAGCCAACTACCATCGCAATACCGTCAATAATTAATGCTGCTTGCGCCCCTGCATTAGTAAGAGTAGCTCCAACGCCTAAAACACCATTTGCATAAGTTACGGTAAAGCCTGCGGTAGTAGCTACGGTACAAGCAGTTTTTACAGTTATCCCCATAGCATTTAAATAGAAATTAAACTCCGCAGAACGTGTATATTTTTTGGTCGTTCCTGTCGCTGCTTCTGTCGTGTCGGTTACATCAGTTCCCGGCGTTAAATCGGTTCCTAAAGGGGTTCCTGAGCCGGTTCCGTCTGGGAGTGGCGGTAATTTACTGATTATGACTTGAGCCATTTTTTTACTCCGTTAAAATTTCTGTTCCATCTTCAGTGACTATAAAAACAAATCCTTCCGTAGATAAATTTTTTTGTAAATCTACAGGATATGAATTACCACTTTCCCCGTAATCAAAAGGAGAAAATACCAAAGGATTATTTTTAACATTCATTCCAAGTGGAACATTTAATATGCCCATGATATTTGCCTAGTTGCTATAAGGTTGTACAACTTGTAATATAATGCTAATTCTTGGTGTTGTTGCATCTTGAGTTATAAAACTAATGGTTTGTCCAGCCACCACTTTTCTTGCAGCTGGATTAAGTTCTGCAGTTGTTGTGCCAACTGCACCAGGTGGAGCTACGGCTGTAGTAGTGCCATCTACCCAAACTTCAGCGCCTGGCGTATAAGAAAATATGGCTATCCAATCTGAATAATTATCAGGAACAACAATGCTCTGCGCAACTCCAGCTACTAATAAAGCGCCGTATTTATCTTCTAAACCAAAAGGGATACCAAAACCATTAAAGCCATTTATGTCACGAGTCATATTAAATTTTGTAGACATAATAAATCCTTTTATTATTTCTTATTTAAAATTATTGCCCTAATCTTGCATCAGCTGTGTAATGATAGTTTATCCATCCTTCATACGTGCTAGTACCAGCCGTTGCAATATGAAAGATACTTGCATAATTAAATGCCTGTTTCACGGTATTTGAAAAACTGGTTGTTGATACAGATTGATCCCAAATAGTAGTTGTCACTGAAGTAGTATCGCCTGAACCAGATTGAAATACACTTGCCAAATTCCAAGCTGCATGTGCGGTGACCGTGTTAATTGTGCCTGCAACTGAATAAAATGTTAAAGTAGGGATTATACACTTCTCAGTACAGAAACTTGCACCAAATCCCCTTGGCCTAACATCAGTAGATAATCCAGTGCTAATATCTTGTATGGCATATAATGAACCAACTGTGGTAGCAGCGCCTGCTATATTGCCATCAAGATAAGTTTTTTCATAGTAAAACTCGCATTCTCTTAATACTTGATCGTATGTTTTAGGATTTACGTCAAGAGCGAATTCATTGGGAACTAATGATATATCGCGAATCAACAAAATATCAGGAACAGAATTGCTCAGTGGGTCTAAAGTATATAGAACAACACCAATATAGCGCATAGTAGAATAATCAGGCAATATAAAATTATTAAATGCATAAGAGTCATCAGGGATAGTATCTCCTACGACATAGACAGGATCGTTTTGGGGAACAATTGCTTGCCATTGCGCAGAAAATACAGGATTTTTATTCAAATCCCAGCCGGTTATTGGCTCTCCTGCTGCCAAAGTTGCCGGAGCTGTAGCACTTGTTATTAAGCGCATTTTAAATCTAATGGTAGTAGCAGCACCAGATTGCATTCTAATTCTAACTAAGGAAGATAAAATGTTATTGAAATAGGGTGCTGCTGAATATTTATCTATATATTGTATGATAGCTATTTGCCCTTGGGTAACTGCTGCACGAGCAACAATTTCCAAATATCCAGCGTCTGGATTACCTATGGCTTTACCTACTAGAATACTATCGGCTATTTCAGTTTTTATAATAGTTTGGTCTGCGCAATAGCCAATAGTTCCCGGAGTATAAGGGAAATTTATTACATTCTTTGGAGAAAATTGCCACGGATTTAATGCAAAATCCCAGCCAACCAAAATAGAATCTTTGGGTTGTATTAAAATAGAGTCTTCATAATAATGAAATAAATGGTCTTTTTGTCGTGCTGTAGATTCTTGTAAGAATGGAGTAATAGAACTTAAAGATTCAACACCGCATATTTGAAAGCTTGATACATTTATATTACACGTTGTCGGTATAGTTAATATTATATCTATATAGCCTGTTGAACCAGGGTCATTATTTGTGATGCTTGCTGTACTGGTTACGCCTGCTATTTCAGTATATAAATTATTATTAGTAGTACTTCCTGAGCAAATAATTACAGATTGACTATTTGAAGCCCTATAACTTAATGCAAGAGGATATCCAGTTGAGTCATTACATGCAGCTATAAAATAACCGGATACAAAACCATCAGCAAATAATCTTGGAGAATTATCTAGACGTTGTCGTAAGAAAACATTCCCTGTAAGACTTCCAGCGCATTGTAATTTTAATGTAAATGGTGGGTTTGATGGCAGTTCATCGGTTATATCTAGTCTTGTTACTGTAATAGTTCCTGAGCCTGTAGCATCTATATACCATGATGGGGCTACAGGTATGGAGAGAGCACCACTTACCGTAAATATATTATTTGTTAATGGGCTAAATGATACTTCAACAAATTGTGGATTAGATAGCTCATTGTTTGTTGCAAGATTTTCTTCTTGCGGTGTAGGAGTATCGGTTACATTAGGAAATGCTGAACGTGTAAATTGCCTTACACCACCCGATGAATCTACCGTTATATAATATAGTTCTATAGCGCCGGTAACGGCATCGGTTGGCGAGCCTTCATAGGGATATAAATAAGGTAAAATATCATTGCCATTATCATCAGCAAAAGTTCCAATACTGGTAAGGGTTACTGGGTTATTTAATTGGGTATAAATATATTCGTTAGATGGTGATAAACTTAACTCATAGATAGGTTTTAATACAGAGCTAGAGCCAGAACCATCATCTACATAGAATGTTACAACACCCGCTGATAAAGGAAAGCCGGAATCTTTGTCTACGAAATAATCTTGTAGACTAGGCATCAAAACGAATCTTGGATCTAAAGAGGGCACGTTACATCCTGTAAACGTAATTTAAATATATTATAAACCAATTGCATGATATTATCACGTTGCAAATCTAGGTTAGCTACCGAAAAATTGGATCTCACCAATCTGATTTGCCTTATTATTGAGAAATACTAGAGAAGTATTAAAATGACTATTGAAAAAAATTGTTTTAGACATGGTAAATTAGAAGAAAAAGATATTTATGTAAGAAAAAATGGAAATAAAAATTGCAGAATATGCAGACGTGAACAAGCAAGAATATTTAGATATTTAGAATATGATGAAATAAAAAATATTAGAAAATGTTCTAGATGTAAAATAGATAAGAATATTGAAGAATTTTCAAATCATGATAAAAAATTAAGAACAGCATATTGCAATGTATGCAGAGTTCTAAATAGCCAAAGAGAATATTATAAAAAAAGAAATCATTTAAAAAATAGATATGGGATAACCATAGAAGAGTTTAATCATATGGTGGAAAAACAAAATAATCTATGTGCAATATGTAATTGTCCAGAAACATCAAAAAGTGGAAGAAATCTTAAAGAATGTCCTAGGGTTTTGGGTGTAGATCATTGTCATATTACTGGAAAAATAAGAGAACTTCTTTGCAATACATGTAATCATATTTTAGGATCAGCTAAAGAATCAATAGATATATTAAAAAGTTCTATAGCATATTTAGAAAAACATAAATAATTTATAAAATTTATTCATTATTATTTAAATTTCCTAAAGATGCTGATATCTTTGGCAGCATCTTTTTAGTTTTAGTTAAATCTGTTTTTTTATTCTTTAACATTGCATTAATTAATTTTTCTCTTATTTTCTCAGAGGTTAATAATTTTGTTGCGCCTTTACCTAAAGTAGCTCCTATTCCTAATGATGCAGCTAATCCAGGCAAACCAGCAGTTAAACCACCGCCAACCTGGCTAATTTTTGCAATTAAATCTGTGTTTCTAGCACCTGTTTTAGGATTAAACATTAAATTAAATGATTCTTTATTCTTTCCAACGAGTTCGCTATATTTTTTTATAGCTTGTTCTGCATTTGTTCCTCCGAATAAAGCTTCTTTTTGATTTTTTCCTAATTTATCGTATAATGTTTTAAATTTTAACGGATTCACTAAACCTGAATCATTTACTGACTTTGAGAGGTATGCAGATGCTAACATTTCTTTTAAATTATTTGAGTCTTCTTGTGGTAATTGTGTTAATTTGCGCAGAATAGTTGACCTATCATTTTTTCCACCTCTGATAAAATGACTAACTATTAAATCAGGGTCACCGCCTTTTCTGGTAAATTTGACGATTTCTTTATCTTCAAATGGTGCAAAGTTTTGCGAATAATTTTTTTGTGCATTCTGATACGCATCTTTAATCTCTTCCTTTCCTGATTTATTAATAGAATTCTCAATATCTTTTGTTAGCGATTCTTTTAGGTCATTAACAAGGTTATATTCATGCATTTTGCCTGCCTGATACAGCTCATTAGCTTTATCACCTAATTTGCTTCTAAAAATATTAGTTAATTTTAAATTATTCCCTGCGGTATTTCTTGCATATCTATTTATATCATTTAACAATTCTTTTCCAAATTCAGCTTTCAATTCAGGACTTTTATTAATATCTTGTAATATATTTTTTGCTGATTGCTGAAATTCTTCTCTTCCTATTTTTAATCCTTCTTTTTCTGTAAGTTTATTTAAATTTTCATACATTTTATTTTTTTCATTTCTTGCTTGTGAAGATAGTTTTTTTAATGCATCTTGTATTTTAATTCCATAATCTGCCACATTTGTAGATTTGCCTAAACCTTCTAATATGTTTGCGCCTTCATCAATTAATTTATTTCCTGTGCGCTGCATAGTCTTTTCAGCACCGGAACCAATAACATGAGGCAAAATATTTTCATAAAGTCTATTTAATGTAGGTGATTCTAAAACACGACCTAAATTTGTTTCAGTTCCTTTTGTAACTTCAAGATTTCTAGATAATTGTTCAGGAGTTAAATTTCCTTTGAATAAAGAGGAAGGTTTTAATTTATTAATTAATGACTCAAATCCTTTAACAACACCAGAGCCAACTAGGCTACCTGCTCCACTTTCTATAGCGCCAGTTAATGGGTTTTCATTTTGTGTGGCTCCATAAGCTGCTTGTGGAACGGCTTGCCTTGCTGCCGGATGCAAAAATCTTCCAGCTTTAGGAATTGATTCTATAGCCTGACCAAAACGGCCTAATGCTGCCTCTGGCGCTGCTAATGCGGGAGCAAATTGCGCTAAGCCCTGTATTAATTTATCTGAAAGTGTTGGCTCTTTTTTAAGGCCAACCATTTGTTGAAAATTAGTAGGTTCAAAGTAAGGTGCTTTCGTAAATAAATGACCGCCAGTTAATTCTTTAAGTTGATGAGGAACATTTAATATCCCTCTTCCGCCTTCCAATAGTCCTGATGCAATGTTTCTTGGTAATTTATTTAGAAATGATTGTTCTTCCTCTGGAATTTCTTGATCATGATTTACTACTTGCCAGTCAGAAGCATTATTGCCATCATCAATTACCCAATCAGACATTTGGAACTCCTAATTTACGCGCTTCTTCCAAGCTAACTGTTCTTGATTCACCAGTTTTAGAATTTCTAATGGTTATCATTTGTTGATTAGAAGATTTTCCTCTATATTCACCAGCATTTTTAGTCAAATTCCTATAAGTATCAGTTTCTGATGCAAGAATATTTTTAAATTTATTGAAATTATTGGCTGCTATTTTAGGATTGTTAGTCCAACTAGCAGGATTTGTAAGCATAGATAATTGTTCTTGAATTTGTGGCGTAATAGAATCACCATAGAATTGCCTAACTTGTTTAGCTAGCAACTTAGCGCCAGTCAATGCTTCTTGAAATTTATCATAAGATTTAGATTCAGTACCGGTAAGAGCCCTTCCTTCTTGAATCTTTTTATCTATTCCACCTAATAAACCACCATATTGCGTCAAGTCTTTTACATCAATGTTGTCTAATGTTTTATCTATATTTGATGCGAATGCTGCTCTTTTCCGTGTATCAACGTCCGAAGTTTCTTTTACTAGTTTTAACTCATATTGCCCACGTAATGAATTTTGTTGCTCTGGAGTTAACGGAATTCTTCCATTTGAACCAGGCATAAATCCTGATTCAATCTCAGATAATTCTTGTTGTGTTTTTCCAAGATTAGTAGAGGTTCTTTTGCTCATAGTTTCTTGTAATGCTTGTCTATAAGAATTTAATTGTTGAGAAGATTGCTGTTGTAAATCAAATGATTGCTTTGCTCTTTGATATACATCGCTATTCTCACCAAATCTATTTTTTAAATCTTCTAATGCAAAAGCCTCTTTTGCAACTCCAGATAACATAGGTTGATTGGCTCTTTGTGTTTGAGCTTTTAATAATGCTTGTCTATAAGGCATCAATCCAATATCTGCTTGTGCACGCTGAATTTGTGCATTTGTAAGGCCTATGCCTGCTTTCTTATGCTCAATATTTGAAAGTTCATTTTGTTCAGCATATTTAGCCTTAGCCGAATTTATCTGATTTTGTAATTTATTCTTTAATAATTCATCTGCCATTAATCTAGGCGTCATTCCTGCTTTAAATCCTTTTAATAGATTCTCAACATAATCAGGCGCAGAAGTTCCAGATTCCGCAGCAGATAATTTAAATGGTATTCCAAGTGGCTGATAATTAAATGGCATGTCTCAACTCCTTATAAGAATAAACTACCAAGGCCACTAGCAATACCTCCTATACCAGATATTAATGAATTTCTTCTTGCTTCTTTGGCTGCATTTTCCGCAGCTTTTCCGCCATACTGATATTGTGCTTTTTGTGATTGCACGTTGGCTAATCCTGATCCAAGACCAGTACCAGCTTCAAAGCCACGTTGGCTAAATTGTCCAAGTCCTTGGGCACCGAGTCCTAGCGTGGACATTAGATTGTCTATATATTTCTGATAGTCCTGTGACGCCAAGCCTTGTGCAGCCATCATGTTTTGTTCTTGATGTTGTGGCGTTCCTAAAAGGCCTCCTGCTGCTGCTGCATTTCCGCTTGCACCTAGTGCTTGTTGCAAAGCATATTGATATCCTGGTGATTGCTGATAGCCTTGACCAAGTTGATTAAAGAACTCTCCAGGACTGCCAAACATTTGCGAATATTGCTGCATGAGTTGCGGATCAACTTGCTGGCCTTGCTCCATATAAGGCTGATAATATTTTCTAAAAATACCAGGTATTTTATTTAGCTCGGCATTAGCGTAATTAGCTGGATTATTTTCGTCTAGTCGAGTGTCAAACATTTGATATCCTTATCTTTACTAATTATGTTAGTGTAAATGTTTTTATAACGGGTACGCCAGTGCCATCGTCAACTATAACTTTCATAGTGGTTTCGGGGGTTGCTGCATCTACTTCATAAAGTATTGTACCAAAGTCAACCGTATAAACCGAATTAGCCGGGTTAGAAGGGTCTGGCACTTGATGTGTTGCAATTGTTGCGATATCTACTGCTGTCTGGGATGGAGCCACTAATCCCTCAGCCCCTATTACACGCTGTAATGAGGAAATTAGTTGCTGCCTGAATATCAATTCCTCATCCGTAGGATTGCCATCATCATCTACGATACGCCCTATGGGCAAATTGGGTATTATGATTGGGTTTGTTGGTAATGCTGCCATTTCAATTCTCTTCTAAATAATTATTGTATGTTTTGCAATCACTGGTAAACTTCTATTATGCCATCACCCACGACAAAGCGACCAAAGCCGTTAAATTCTATCTTATAAGTTAAATCATTTTGCATGCCAAGTCTTTGAAATTCAATTAGGCCACGCCTTTTTCCTGTGGGATTCATGTCTTGGTTTATGCTACTACCAAAATTTTCACCACCATCAATTGATTTTGATAATAATATGCGCTCGGAAGCTACTTGATATATCGTGTCATCAGCGCTTATAACTTCTTCGGTTCCTATTTGGTCGCCATCTTCTGTAGCCAAGATTATACCTGACTCAGTTGCTATGGTTTCAGCAACCACATTGCCTTGGTGTATAAAAGTTTGTATGTTATTGGGCTGTCCATTTTCCATTAAAAATTGCAATTTCTTGGTCACAAAGTATCGATTATTAGGAAATCTAACAGGTGGGGTTATGCGAATTCTTGGCATTTGTTTTATATTGTCTTCTGCGTACTGTAAATAACTAAAATTAGTACTAAATTCATAGAGATTGCCGTCATTTATAGATACAAAATAATAGGTATTGTTAAAAAATACAACATCACGGGCTATATGGTAATTTAAATGTTCATCGGTTACAGTAAAAAACATCTGGCTTGTAAAGTCATATACATAACTTAGATTGTCTTCAATGAAAGTGAATTGATAAAGCAAATGACCATCTTGCCTAAATAGAAATCCTGTGCAATTTTCAGGATTATTTAATTTTCCTAATTTAAAATTTATACCATCGGTTGAAATAGTTCGAATGCTTCCGCCATCGGTTACCATGATAGCTAACCCTGATTGCTCATTGATAGATAGCCATACTATAAAGTTTTCTAAAGGCGAAATAGTAGAAGGATTTATAACCCCATAATCGATATTGAAAGAGGTTGCTTTTTGGTATGGAAATTTTGCAGAACCTACATCTACCCAAGACTCTATAACATTATTGCCAATCACAAATAAGGTATTGCCTCGCCCAGGAAAGGGAACCGCTGCTTGTACAAAATCGGGTTTAGTTTGTAAAGAGCCTGTATGTGCTGCATCGGCTGGCCAGGATAGGCCGTTATTAAAATCTGAAAGAATCCAGGTTGATGTATTAGTTAATGCTATTATAAATCTACCATTTTGAAATGATACAAAGCCTGGATTAACATAAGGTGCGCCAGTTGTTGGAAATGGAAATCCTAAAGGACCACCCGCATTTGATGTGAAAAAATCCTCTGTGCCATAATTATAAATATATAAATTTACATAATCGGTGATAGCTATTTGGTTAGCGTTATTCTCGGCTATAAATACTTGGCCTGTTGAAGTGGCTAATACCCCTACTGGAACGCTTACTAAGTCACCTGCTATAAATGATATCTTGTATACTGTATTGCCAACTACTGCAATGATAATATCTCGAATAGAGCTAACGTAAGCTCCTCTTCCTGTTGCATCTTCTGCAAGGGTTAAAACATTTTTATAGCCAGAATAATCAATGAGCGTTTCATCACTTATTATCATATTGAATGTTTGTTCTATACTAATTTTTGGATAGCGACCGAAATGGTTACCGCCAACAATTTTTATGGGTAGGTGTTGTATCTGCTGTGTACCGCTAGGTAGAGCCATTTAATCCCTTTTTATTCTTTGCTTGATTAAATAATTTATTGTGTATTTAATATTCTATTTGACTATTATGGGTACCACCCACGGCCCAAATTTATCGCCTGCCAATCTAATACACTATTTGTATTGAAATATGACACTTTTTGTATTGTCAAATCAGGTGGACTAACATCTAATAATTTTTTACGAATCTCTTTGTATTTCATTGCTGCTTGGTCGGGAAACGTAGCGCCCCAGTCTGCACAAATATATTCAGCTAATGCAAAACGTAAGTATTCTATGTAATACAAGTCGTAAACTAAGGATAAATCCGTATTAAGATTTACGTCCGTAAGAGAGAATTTGCCGGTAAGTTTTGCGATATATGCATCGCCTGGCAAATAATAAACAAATATTCTACTGCCACCAAGTTCACGCTCTACATGCCATGAAAAAGGAAGATTGGTTATATTGTCTACACGACCATTACCGAAATATTGCTTTCTATGGATTTTGTCCATAGGAAACCGTACATCACCTAGATTAAAAGTTAAGCTTTCAATAGCCAATAAATTAGGTATGAAATATTCTTCTTGTCCTGCGACAAGTGGAAAAGCATAGCGCTGGAAATAAGGTATCAATCTAATATCTGAACCTTTGACTTCTAGTAATGCATTAAGCAACGCTAGGCCATCGGTTATTTGTTCACCAGATACAGTTTGCAAGCCTCTACTTACTATTTGTGATAGATAATAAGATTTTGTAATAAGCTGTAATGCTGTGTAGGACATAATGGTAGCCCTCCTTGGCCAAGTGACCTTAAAAAGGCCACCGTCTCCTATTTTGCCTAAGCTAGATTAGATATAAAATTCAAATCCAGCTACATTTATCGCCACTGCATCACCGCCACCAGCCGACCATTTGTAATTCACTTTAGGCACACCAGCATCTAATTTAGAAAGTACTAGCACATTAGCGGTTACGTGAACAGCCGTTACTTGCGAGGTAATTTGTATCGCATCACCTGTACCACCGAATGGCTGCATAGACATAACTCTACTTGCAGCAGCCGGTGTTAAATCTACCGCAAACCATACAGGCAAATTATCTACAGCAGGCACTAGATTGGTTAAAGTTGCTGCTGCGTAAGTGGTGGACGCTCCGGCAGTGATATTGCTTGCTTGAGGAGCGTCGTACATAAATAAACGTAAGTTATTATTGCCAGACCAGTAGCCAGGTAGAAAATGCACAGAGGAATCAGTCATTGCATAACCAATTAATCTAAATGCAGAATAACCGTAGGGCATTAAAGGTGCTGTGGCAGATAAAGAAAGCATAGCTCCCGTAGCAAGACCGGTAACAGGGTCTGAAATTAAATGCACTGCATAAATTTTTGAAGCTGCAAAAGTTCCTGTATCTAAACCATTAAGACCTCTATTCGCTGCATTAATTATTACAGGGGATGATAACACTAGCTGATATACATCCGTTGAATCACGAGCCTGTCCAGCAGCTATGTTTAATAACGTATTGGGCGTAGTTGCATTATTTGATATCTCAAGACCATTAATATAAAGAAAAGGCACCACACCGAAAGGTAAATTAGGCATTTTTAACTCCTTAGTTAATATAACATGGCGTATTTAAACGCCATATTCATGTTATGAGCTATATTTATTATAGCGGGAATATTATGCGCATACAGTTATCAGGAACTAAGCATGAGCCATGTATTTCATCCCTTACATAAGCACGGTTATTTTGACCAAATTGGCTACCGAAGTAATGCCTAATTGCAGCTCCAGATTCTTCGTCTTGCATTTGTACTGTAGTGAATGGTGATTCATCAGGCAATCTAGGCATTGCTAAATAGAACTGATTACCAGACATCATACATCCTGCAACATGGGAAGGAAGTGGAGTAACTGTCATTCCAGCTTGTATAGCTGTGTTTAAATTTTGATTAGCGGTTTGCGCCCATACTAATCCAACGGTATTTACAGTTTGTAGAGTAACAGTCACAGTTCCTGCTACCGTAGCCGCATCAGCAGTAGCACGGAATTGCACAGGCAAGCTAGTTGGTTCATGACCAATAAAGGTTAAGAAACGCAAGTTTGGCAAGTTTGTTACACCGTCATTAAACTGAAATAAATCCCCAGCTTTGATAGCATTTGCATCAGTGCCACCCGTCGGTTCAGTAAATGTAATTTGTGTTACATTATTTCCTGTTGGGTCATTGGTAGAAACTACAGTCATAATATTATTTGGCGCTGCAGTATCTCCAATAGTTCCAGAAACATGCGTAGGTAATAAATTAGATTCGAACCAATCAGTTGATGCAAACCTGCCTAATTCCCAAGACATCGCATCTTCATTGTTACGAGTTAATGCAAATTGATTAAGACCAGTACCAATAATTGGTGGAATTGCAGTAACAGGCAACACGGCTTGCATATCATTAGGAGCTGCACCGAATGCTCTAAAATTAGCTACCATTTGTGCTAATTGTTGATAAGAATTAATAGGAGTTACCCCATCACCAAAAAATCTAAATGGTCCTGATGCAGTTTGTAAAGCACCAAAACTTGGATTTTGTGGGTCATTTATCCGAACGCCTGAAACAAAATTCTTTAAAATATCTGCTTCAACTTTAGAGCCAAGTTCATACATTGCAGCACGTCCAAATCTATCCATATAATCACGTACATTAAATATGAATTGTTGGTCGGTGTAGCCAGTAGATACGTTAAATGCTTGGGTGCATGCTAAAGACTGTAATCTTTGCGTTGAAGGCTGTTGGGTAATTACTAGACCGTTAAACGTAATGAAGCGTGGTGCTACATCAAATGTTACGGTATCACCTAAGTTACTTGGAGCAGTGGTGTTGAAGTCTTTGAATTTTTTATTGGTGTTTTTTATTGCATAGAATGAATTTAATAGAAAAGCAAGTTCTGCTTTCATGTATGTTTGTACATTCTGCAAAATATTAGTTGGAACTGCCATGTCAATTCTCCAGATTATAATTTTATCCTAGAATTGATAAAGCTATCTCCTGTGAGACATCTAGCCTTTAAACATCTTGCGAAAGTCTGACACAGTCATTTTGCTATTATCAATCCCTGCTTTAGAAGAAGGCTTTAATTGACTTAGCGGTTCACGTGACTGATTCATTTCTTGCATAGCTTCTTGATTTTGCTTAATTGAATTGCTCAAATCAAACATAGCTTTTTGTGCAAGGCGAGGCTGTGTGTACATTAATGTGACAAGATTTCCCATTTTCATGGGGTGCTCTAGAAGTTCGTGCATAATGTCTGCTGTATTTTCCATGTCATTAGCCATCTGTACTACAGGGGCTAGACTATCAAAATTTAAGTCATTAAGACGTTCTTCTATTCCTGGATAACGTTCTTCGGCTGCACGCATTTTATTAACAAAACTATCAACGGTTTGTTGGTTTTTAAATTGCTGTGCTTGCTCTTGTAAGAACTGCGGTGTTTGTTCAGATATTATGCGTCTTATGTCATCTTCTGACATTTGAGGCATGCCACCTAACGATTGTTGTTGTGGTTGTTGCATAGGTACAGCTGCTTGAGCTGGTTGTTGTTGCTCTTGCTGCTGTTGCAATTCCATAAGTGCCTCTCGTTTACCGCGTTCATAAGCTTTTTGCTGTTCGCGTTTAACGATTTTGCTGACAGTATTGCTATCATAAGCTTTACTAGATGCATCATCGGACGAACCGCTACCCAAATCTTCTTGTTCAATGTTTTCCACAGCTGACTCTAAATCAGCCTGTAAATCATCGGTCATATAAATCCTTTCATTGACTGTCACGGTGTCGCCGTAATATTTCCGATAGTATGACGTTCTAAAGAGCCGGCCAGGTTGTCGTATGGCTACGTAATATTTTCATTCTATTACTGTCTATTTAAAAGTCAATATTTTTTTATATTTATTTAAATATCATAGCATATAAAAGGGGAGTCTAACCCCTCATAAAATTAATCTTTTTTCATAATTTTTTTAACCATTTTCTTATCTTGTTTTTTGTCTTCTTTTATAAATTCTTGTGCAATAGATTTTCTTTTTTTCTCAGCTTTTCTTTTCATTTTTGCCTCTTCTAGTCTCATTTGTAATAAAGTTGTCATGTCTTGTTGTTCTCTTAATAATGCTAATAATAAATCATTCATTTTCTTTTATTTTTTTTCTTTTTTTGTTCGCCTGCCTCTGAATATGCAATGGCTACTGATTGAGCCTGTGACTTTCCTTCGTCCATGCTTTTTTTAATATTGGAAGAAAATCCTTTTTTTGTTCTGGCCTTAGAGCCTTTGATGAGTGGCATTTTATTTCCTTTATAAGATTAATTCTCTCTATGTATCATTGCAATATTAATTTTAATTCATCTATAGAAAAATAATGTTTATTAATCAATTTATAAATTATGATCCAGAGCCATCGGCAGCCCCATCGCCAGAGCCAGAGCCAGAGCCAGAGCCAGAGCCATCGCCAGAGCCATCGCCAGAGCCATCGCCATAACCGATCCAATCGCCAGAGCCAGAGCCATCGCCATAACCATAGCCAGAGCCATCGCCAGAGCCAGAGCCATGGCTGTTTCCATAACCAAAATTATCATTATCTATATATCTAGAATCCATTATTAAATTCATGCAGACCACACTGGCACTTGTTCTATAGATTCTCTGGCTTTCTCCGTTGTATTTAATATTTCAATCACACCAATTAATAATATCTTATCTACTAGGCAAGGAAATTTGCAATTTTCAGGGCATTTAGTACCCTCCATAGCTAATTGTGATAATGATACTGCGCCATCCCAATACCAAATACGCCTAGCCTGTAGGAGAACTACTTCATCCTTATCTCTGGATTCTATAAATCCTGCAAATACACCAGCCCTATCACACCTTACAATTACATACTCCATTTAATACTCCATATTATTTTTATTAATTATATCATTTTTTGTGCATTTGTTTCAATGTTTTAGCTAAAATAGCTTGCTTTCTTGTTGTTGGGTTCTTGCTATGTTCTGCTTTAATTAATTTTTTTTCCGGAATGCTTTCCCCTTCTTTTACTTTTAATTTTTTACGTAAAGCGCCAGGATGTTTAATCGCTTTTTTTATAAAATTACCATCTTTTTTATCTGTCATTTAGCCCTCCTATGTTTTAATTTCAAAACAATTAATGTTCGGATTTTCCTTAGAATAAATCGTCTCATAAAAGTTTGTATTTTGTGATTCTATCTCGTCCACGCTAATAGGTTGTATAACTCGATATTTATGTGCAGACTCTTCTTCTAAAATCTCTACTAATGCTAGGCAGGCAACACGCTCATAATAAGTATATTCTCCGCTAGAATGCTCGTTCCATAAGTCATTAACTGGAATTATTTGTAAAATCTTCTCGTGACGTGCCATGATCAGCGCTCTTTTCTATCAAATAACTTCGATACTAATTCTGTTCTATTGTCTTGTGGCATACCTTCGGTTTTTTTATACATCGTTTTCATAATTTGTTCTTTAGAGAAACCATCACGTTCTAGCTTTGTTATGCCATGCTGTGTATCTAGGTCGGTTATTGATATTTGATATTTGCTCATGATATTTCCTTATATGTTCATGATGATTATTCAGTATCTAGTATGGTCTTATTATTTTTTCGCTTATAGGGTTTGCGATCGCAACTTATTAATTTCTGTCTTACTGCTGACGGATCATAAATGCCATGTTTTATTTTATTTAGCATAAGTTTATTAATAGCAAATGTTTCTATAATAAATTCATCAGGCACATCATTATTTAAATAAGCTCGTATCTTAATGCACTCATCACGCCCAGGTTTATAATCTCTTCCGCGATTTTCTTTAGCATTTTGTTCCTGTCTCCATTTTGACTTTGCACGAAATTTAGGCTTAACAAAAGTCGGTTGCCAGTCATATAGGCTTACAAAATCGTCATCCTTTTTCTTCTGCATTGATATCCCTATTTCCTTTGCTTAAATCATGAGCTAATTTCATATGTTCCCTGGCATTTTTATGTTCTGCCATTTTATGTGAATGCTCACGTGATTTAATTTCTGCTAGTTTTGCAGCTGTTTCTAAGCTATGCACTTCTAAACTAGTTTGTGCCTCTTCTAATCTCACTGCGCTATCAATTTGACTCTGTGAAACTTTTGCCTCAGCTTCCAATATTTTGGCGTCAGCAAGCTCTTTTTCAATAGCTGTTTTAGCTATTTGTATTTGATTTTCTATTTCGGCCTGCTCGGTTTGATGTTGTATTTTTTGCATTTCAGCTTGCGCTCTAATCATTTGCGGATTTTGCATCATGGCTTGTTGCTGCATTTGTTGTGCTTGTTGTTGTTGCTGTTGTTTCTGCTCTAAGAATTTAGGCACAGCTTCTTGTAATTCATCGGAGCCGTAGACAGTCATATTTTTAACGAGTACTGGTAAACCTAAAGGAGAATTCATGAATTCATTAAATTCTTGGCTAACTGCCATTAAAGCCGTCATTTGTTGTAAAGCTTGGTTCTTTTGCACTTGGAAGTTAACACCTGCCTCAATATTTACAATCAAAGAGCCTTCATCATATTCTAATGCTGGGGATACTTTATCACCTACGCGCTTATAATCTGCCTCACCTTTTTGACTTACTACGGGGATGTCTCGAATGCCTTTATAATATTTTGGCATTAAATCGACTATCACACAGCCTAATTGTGTCCATGCTGCTAGATATCCTATTACGTAGGGCATTGCTGCTGCATTTCCCACGGTTGCTGATTCTATTACTGCTTTCCCAGACAAGTCATTATCGTTCTTACCAAGATTGCTAGCATAACTACCTAAAATAGTTTGTGTAGTTGCATCTGCTGCTTGGAATGCTCCCATGATTTCAGGTGGTGCAGGTATGGTTTGAACTTCGCGTATAGGGTCATGTATTGGTTTATCAGGGTTATTTTCGCTGTAGGCATTAACGACAATAGTATTCGCGTCTTGTATGTTATTTAATGCGTCAAGGTAATCCTCTTCTTGTGGTATAGCTTCTTTTTTTACAATAAATTTATGTTGCACCATATTTTCAAGGTAATTACCTAGGCATTGCATAGAGAAGTTTTTAAGTTCTTGCATACCTTTAGCTTGGTATATATAGGGCCTTGTCATTTGATAGGTTGATGTTGAACCCGAACCTTGATTCAAAATAATTGAATTTCCATCGACAAATATTAATGGCAAATAACTGTAATCGGTTTCTTCTTCTTCCAATATTTCGCATTCTGATATTTTATAACGGCATATTGTTTCTATTTCTGTCCATCTTTTGTTCTTAATAATTGGTATTTGCTCTATTACTTGCTCTTGTTCCCATAATACTTTTAGCTTTTCATAATCACGTAACTTCATGACGCGCCCATTAGCTAGCTCTACAATCCTGGTTCTTTTCTTCTTCTTCTCGTAATAATCGCCTATAACTACAAATTTTTTATTTTGATCGTTTTTGTATGACCAGTTGAATTCTTCTAAGTTACGCATGAATGTTAAGTTATTTATTTTTGCATCGGGAAATTGTTGTTCAAAATCTTCTAAATCCATAGGGAATATTTCAAAGCAATATTTGCCGTCTGCTTTATGGGAAGCTCGCGCCATCGGGTCAAAACCGCATAATGTGGGGTCAAATGCCCTGGCGGTTTTAATTACTTGTTTAAATGACATTTGTGAAGCATAGTCAGTCCATACTTTAATGACCGAAAAACCACCAGACAGGATGTCCTTGTATACTTCATAAGCCATATTATTTTTATTAGCTTCGTAAATAATGTGCCTGATATGCCCTTCAACTATATCAATGACATCATGGCCAATGGGAACACCTTCTGATGGAGTGATTTCTATTGAAGGCTCATGTTTAGAAAACTCACCAAGCAATCGAGATATGTAAGCTTCATTGATATTGGCTTCGAGTATAGGCTTGCTTAATTTGCGTAAGATAACTTTTTGATTGTCAGAAATAGTGGTATTAAAGACAAAATTTCTAAATTCATGGAAGCGTGTATAATTATCTTTGAAATAAAGATAAGCCTCGGATACATTTTTCTTTATCCGAGCGTGAGTTTCTTTGTCGTCATTATCCTTGTTGCTCATTATAGAACGTCCTTATTGTTCTAATGCTCTTTTGCTTCTGCATCATTCTACTAGCAATTTCATTATTTTTGCTATCGCTTTCATATAAGCGTTGAGGATAAGCAAAAGTTAAACATAGCGCATCTGCTTCATCGGAAGAGCGGATCCCTCGCTTCTTCATGTCTTCTTTCTTTTCTATTTTAAGTCTGGAATTTGAATCAATGCTATATTTTACACCACATAAGTCCGCTTGTAATGAATTAGAGTCAGGAATATTACAGGGCTGCTCATGTAGCCAGCTTTTACACTCACCCCACATTTCTGCGCGTTTATTGCTGTACTTTTTGCTGTCTAAGGGCGAGCTGCCTGCATTGACTGCTACAACAATCTCACGATGACCAAGCTCAAATAACCTATCAACAACCCCAGCTCCAAGGCCACCAACATCAATAAATACTTTATAAGGCGCTTCTTCTTCAATAATTTTATTAACATAGCCCACCACCTGCATTGTATCTTTCTTAGTGTAGCTCTGTAAGTTATATGCGACACGTCCTTGCCTCCTAATAATTGATGTTCTGTCATCCCCAAATCTTGCCGGGTCTACACCGACTATGAGTTTGCCATATTTTTCAGCTGCTGCGCTACGTGCTTTAGTTACAATGTCAGAAGATATAAAAGAATCCTCTCCGGTCAAGATAAAGGCCTCATGGGGTGTACATGGGTATTCCTGTTTAAAGGCTTTTTCACCATCTTGTCCATTAACTGATAATTCTATTATTTTGTTTCTACGCCAGTTTAATTGTTCATTAGTTAATAAAAAGGCATGCTTTAAGTCTTCTTCTTCTGTTGTTAATAGAAAATCATCTAGAACAGGCTTAAAGTACTCGTCTTGCCAAAACCAGGGAATAAATATTGCTATAAATTCTGATACCCCTGCTTCGGCTGCTTGCCATTGTTGGTGAAAATAATTTCCCACGCCATTGGCTGTTGATTCAAGAATTATTTCTGTATTAGCTGTATTTGGAACTGCTTGCATTATTCCTTTGGCATGTTCTGCTGCATTATTCCAAAAGGCGCATTCAGAGCCGTGCAAAAGTTGTACAGTTGCAGAACGCCCAACCGCTTTATTTTCTGCGGTTCCAAGCTTATAGCCTGAATCTAATAGGCCAAATATAAGTTCTTTTGCGTTACTAGTTGTCACTTCTGGCTTTACAGGTGCGGGCGTTCCCTCATAATAGCGTTGCGCCATCTTATAAAGGTTCTGTGTTGCATCTAGGGCATGAGTAAGGATGAATGCTTGCATGCCAAAAGCATGGGTTACTTTATGATAAAATCTACCGCCTACATAAGTTGAATTATGCGACACTAACCCTTCGCATATAAAAGTTTTTGTGCTTGTCTGGATGTCAATAACATGTTTTTTTTCTAATGGCCTAATGCCAATAACTTTAGCCCAACATCGGAGTGGCAATTCCTGGTCTTCATACCATTTTTCATTAACCTCATTATTAGGGTTATTTAATTTTGTCGTCTTAGCCGTATCATTTGGAGCACGTACTGCAACCTGTATTTTGTCGCCTAGTTGAAAATCCTGCACATGCACCCATTGCAACTCATGGCCATATTTTTTACAGAGCAAGCGATGGTCTGGGGTTACATCTAATTTGACACCGTTATCAAAAGCTATTTCCCAAGTAAATTTTGTAAATATCTGAATATGCTCGACAACTGCCGTTTTGAATTTTCTTGATTTCTTAAGGGATTTATCGTTAATGATGCTGGCGTCTTCATCACAAGCTATTAATTCATCACCAATTCGAATATCTTTTATAAAAACCCAAGTCATGTTTGATAATAAGACACGCGTATGCTCTGCTAGGCAGCATCCTTGTTGCCGGCCTTTAAGGATGATTGCTCGCACTTTCCCTGTCAATGCTTTTTGTGTCTCCAGCAGGGCATGAATGTGTTTTTGAGCTTTGTTGAGCACAAATGGCTCTATGCTGCCAGATTTAGTACGAATCTTTAAACATTTAACGGCGTAATGTGGGAAGTTTTCTTTTAATTTTTTTCTTATTTCGAGTTCGGAAGGGGTCATTTTAATGATATGAATAATGGGAATAGGCGACACATAACCAAATCAATATAAGCATCACTGCAAATATCTTGGCCACCTCTTTGCGTGCTTCAGTTTTAGCTACTTGCCTAACAACACAGAAAAGTGACACTACAATCTCTTTTCTTTTTTTTTCATCCAGGTGAGCATTATCTGTCATAAAAATCCTTTTTTACCAAAGTCTTTTAACCTAAGTCTTTTAAAACATCTTCGTGCTTAACAACAGTTACTGTATTTTGTGTTCTATCGCCGTATATTTTTGGTGCTAACTTAGTAGCCTGCCATTTAATAGTGTCAATTTTTAGACGTTGTGCAGCGGTAAATGCAGCATCATACCGGGTATTTCCTTCGGCATCTATGTAGGTGTGAACCTCTGATGCAATTTTATTCAATTCTTCCGCCATTAACTCAGCTTGTCTCATTTTTGCTTTTGCGTAGTTATTGGAAAAATCGTCATATTTATAGCGCCATGCGTAAATTGTTTCTTGATTTGGCATATCATCAAACATCTCGCACAACTTAGGAAGACCGCAGGTATGTGTGCCAACTCGTTCACATATTAAGTCGGCCAATTCCTGATTATATTTAGTTGGTCTGCCACGCTTAGCCATTATTAAAAATCTCCTCTAAATCTTTTTTCACCTCTAGACATTCCTCGAGGTTATCTTTTAGGTTTTGCATTTCCTTTGTAACTGGAGTGCTCGTTGTTGACCCCAGAAGACATAGAAGAATCACTATCACCACAAGCACCATCTTCTTCCAGTTTGCTTTTATAAGAAACAATAGTTTTGTCAGATTCGCAGCCAGGTTCGGAGACATCTTCTTCATCCTTAATTAAATGCCCAACACCTTTGCAATTCTGGCATTTTTTTTCAATCATTCCCAGTCCAATTACACGTTTTTTTCCCCTGCATAAATCACATCTAATAATCATTATTTATTCCTTTGGATAATACAAAAAATTTTTAAATTAAACAACATGCGCAAAATTAAAATCTTTGTTATTTATATAAAATACAAAATTATCCACAAAATCAGTATATAAGTTTGTTGATAACTGTAAAAATCCATTATATATCATATAGCAACATGAAAGCTTTAAAATAAAACAATAATAAGGAAATTGACCATGCTTAATTTATTGCCAGAAAACACGCAACAAATACTATGGAAAATAATGGCAAAAACCGGATATGCAATAAATTTTAGCAAAAATAATGAATATTTTAGCATAGGATTAATAGGAAAAAATAAAATCAAAAGATTTGAGGTAAAAAATAACCAGCAAATAACCGATGATTTATCAACCTATTTAAACAAATGCTAATGCAAGCATAAATATATAAAATACCTTGCCTGAAAACGAGGTATTTTGTCTTAAAGCAAAATCAATACGACATACAAACTTCTCCCAACCATAAATTTGCGTTTCTACGGCCTAAATTCTGCTTCTTGGTAGCGTTCTCACATTTATCCATACCTGACTGCCATTTCAAACAATAATCGCTTAAAACGCTTCTATGGATGTTTTTCGGGATACGATACAGCATACGCCGAATGTATTTGTGATCATCCCTAAGTAATTGCAAGCCCTGTTGTGAGCAGTATTCTGCAAATGACATCCTTGCCATGTTATTTACCCTTAAGCTGTTAGCTGAGGTTATTACCTATACAAAGCTCCCGATGAAGATGATTGGTGGGGTGCGTTTTTCAACAAATCTGCAAGCCTAATTGGGGCTGGACTTCGGCTAGGTTGTGGCTCAGGTCTTGTTGTACGCATTTTATTTCGTTCATCACGTATTGCTACAGCACGTTTATGTTGTTCGGTGGTTAATAAATTGCCATACATAGCTGGTTTACTCTCCATCAGATAAAGATCTTGTAGAATGCTCTGCTCATCCCCCATAGAATCGATTTTAAGAGTGGTAGAAGGCATTATCTCTGCTCTAGCCCTACCTAACCATACCTTGAACTCTAAAAGGCCTGTAGGTTGGTTTTTAGCCCTTCTATACTCTACGCAATAATCGAACTCTTCTTCAAGTGTGCGTTTTAAGCCTAGATTCTTCTCTTTGTGAATGCGAATACATTCTTCGTCTGCTAAAACCTGGGTTTTTACGTAATAGGGATTGTATGGCCTGGTGTAAGTTGTAGTCAGGTCTAGATTAGGGGTTATGCTTTCGGTTAGTGTGCTGAATGATTCTACTTCGGGTTGCTGTGGCGGTGGCGATACTGGCTCTGGTGGTGGTGAAGAAAGTTCTTTTGGTTTTTCTGTAGAGGAAATGTTTTTAGGAGCAGCAGCAGTTTTTTGTTTTTCTAAATCTACGTCCTCGTGTGCGCGCGCGGAAGTTATATATAAACTGCTACTGCTATCTGTGTTTATATCTGTGTTTATATTTGGTATAGGTTTGTTGATTTTGACAGACCCATTTGTTGATTTTGACAGACCCATTTGTTGATTTTGACAGATCGATAAATTAAAGGCTTTAGATGATTCATTGTTCATTTCTTGATCTAATAAATCAGGATGTTTTATGTCTAATAATTTAAGTGCTTTGGGTGTTAATGCATACCATTTAGTTTTGTCAAAGCCTGATTTATTAAATTCATTTTCAATAATTAAATCGTATTTTTTTAGATTTTTAATGATGTTTCTTATTTGTCCTTGAGACCAGTAAGTGAATAATTCTGAAAAAGCTCTGTACGAATTAAATGTCCAATAATTACCTAGTTTATAGTTCCGTCTATTGGCTATATTATGACTTATCCAAAAACCGAAATGTTGTAGAAGAGTAGCGCACTCCATTCCAAACAGGTTAGCTATATCAGTATTAAAATAATGTGTTTTTATTGTCATTGTTTCATCTCCACATATCCGTGTATTTTTTTCACGGGGTATTGTTTTTAAGAACACCCTGCGCTAAAATCCCTTTACTGATTTGTGTTAAGATTTTTTCGATGGGATTTTAGCGCAAGCATTTGGGGGCACTTTTACGGGTGCCCTTTTTTGTTTGTATTTTATGGTTCTTCTATTTGTTCATTTTTTGTGACAGCCATATTAAATGGTTGTTTAAAGATCTGCATATATTTTTTTCCATCTAATGCATGGATAGTTCCTTTTATATATCTTCCATGCGTATTTTTTTCCATTCTATATTCAATTAAGCCAACTTTATTTAAATAAGTTAGATTTTTTTTCATTCTAGCTTCTCCGAAACCAAAATGAATTTTAATCGCTTTTCTATCTATTAATCCATCAGCCCATAATCGTCCATAAAGCCAGACACCTAAAGCCTCTGCATTTCTCAGCGAAAGCGCAACGCAATTAGCATAAAAATCATAACCATAAGCATCTATTAAGCTATTATCCTCTTTACAAAAATTAATTACATTTGTTGTCATAATCCATCTCTTTGTTTAATTAACTGTATATGTTTTTGTCATTTAACACATTAGGAATATAAATTTTTTTAGATACTGTAATGATTGCAAACAATAAGATTGTTGCGTATAATATGCGCATGTAGCACTCCTGTGTAAGTGTTATATTCTTTACGCTTTATTAGCCTGCTTAGCTAGTATGGCGTTTCAATGCTCTTCGAGCTGCATAGTATCTTGTAAATGCAAAATACTATGCACCCCTTTTTATGTTGCTAGTTACAATGCCTAGTTACAGCACAGTAGCGAATGGTCAAATTCATTTTGAACCAAATGATCGCGAAATTTAAGTGCAATGTTTTCTAAATTAGTTATTCTTTTGGCCAATTCTTCTATATTAATTTCAGTAGTAAAATTGTATATACTGTCTATTTCTTCCAATAACGGTTTGTTGCTGAGTTTCTTGTTGTACATGCTTCACCCTTTCTTGATAGATTAATCTCCTTCCGTAGTGTAAAAATTTCTTCTTCCGTGGCTGCAATTAATGCCTGCTCAGTAATATGCTGGATCATTAATTGCGCATCATAGGGAATATAACCCCTTTTGCGCCAATTTTGAATAAGCTGACGTTTTATATTTAATGCCCGAGATGATTTTTGTATAGAACCGTAATGCATTAATAGTTGCTCATAAGTCATTTTGATATCCTGTTGCATGAATCGTGAAAGTATAATATAATATTTTCATCAACAATAAAAGGACTTTTATAGATGAAGTTGATAAATAATTTGTCACATAAAATAACCTGAGAGAAATATTATGATGAATACAGTCGAAAAAAATGACGAAAAACATGATCAAAAACATGATGAAAAATATAGCGGACTAATAGATATAAGTATTGATGAATATCATAGCTGCCCTGGCATATCCAGAAGCATGATAATGTCAATGAAGCAGACGCCTTATCATTACTGGCATGCAAATATTAATCCTAACGCTATAAAGAAAGAACCTAGTGATGCCATGGTTTTAGGCAACGCCGTTCATACTTATTGTTTAGAAGAAAATAAGTTTAATGACCGTTATATAGTTATGCCTAAAGTGGATAGACGTACCTCAGATGGCAAAAAGCAATATGCTGATTTTTTACTAGAAGCTGAAGGTCGGACGGTTATTGATGAGATTAATTTTAATCAAATAAAAGCCATGAAGAAATCTATCATGAGCAACTCCCAGACTAGGGATTTACTTGCCAACCAAGACAATTTATACGAACAATCTATCTTTTGGCGTGATGAATCTACAGGGCTATTATGCAAAGCTCGACCAGATATTTTATGCAATGATTTTATTATCGATTTAAAAACTACTAAAAATGCACATCCAAGAAAGTTCCAAAATGATGTTTATAGTAACGGGTATTATTTACAAGCTGCAATGCTGCATGAATCTTTAAAG